TTTCGCGGTTTCCACTGCTGGCGGGAACTGCGTCGACGGGGCGATCTGCTGGAGCGTGTAGCCGCCACCCGAGAACGCTGGGGTGATGAGCGTCACCTTCACGTCGTCGAAATTGAAGAAGCCACCGGAGGTGAGGATCTCCTTCTGGCTGAGCTTCGAAACTCGAACCTCTTGTCCGAGCGTGAAGTCACTATCGAAGTAGGCACCGGTGCCGATCTCACCGCCGTTCCAGGTTCGCGTGCGCACCGTGACACGAGTCGTGTGGAGCGGTGACGCGATCGGGCGGATGGATGCGCACAGGGCGCGAAGCGAATCGATGTCGATCATATCTCACGCCGCTTCGTCTCCTCAGAGACGATCCGATTAGCCATCAGCTCATGTACGCCACCGGCGATCAGCTGGGTGCGGCGCTCACTGACCAGGCTCAGGCGCCCTTCGATCTGTTCGAAGCAGGCTTCGCAGAAGAAGAACTCTCCGCCAGCGCTCACGCTGTCGAAGCTAAGGGCCACGCTCGCCACCGCGATGCAATCAGGCGATTCGCAGCGCTCCTTCACGAAGTGGGGCTCCACTCCAACAGCTCGTTCAGGGTGATGTGCTGCGCCAGCACATGCAGACGCCCAACCGTTGCGTTCCGGTCGGAGAAGTCACCGAACGCCGCCGTGTGACCCATTCGTCCGTCAAGGTACTCATAGACCATGGCCACAGACTTGATCTCGCCGGCCTTCGCTCGACGCAGCAGGTCCTCAAGCTCACCCACCACGTTTGCGGTGTGGTAGTCGATGTCCTTTACGGCAGCGAGCTTGGCAGTCATCTGAGTGAGATCTTCTCGACGCCACGCGCTGTGAGCGCAGGCAGGATTTCGGCCCACACAGTGCCGCAGCCGCGCGCCATGCTGGTCTGCCCACGGGTAAGAGCGAGACGTTCTCGGCCTAGCCAGTAGATGACGTCGGCAGGCTTTCCCTCGTTGGCCGCCATCCACTTGCGGATAGCGCGAGGGACCGCGACGCCTTCGATGATCCACGGCCCAGGCTGACGCATCAGTGCGGCAACGGCTGCCGACGACTCCGACCAACCGAGATGCCGGTGGTCGTCGGTGTGAATGACGGGAAACCTGTGCTGGTGCCCCAGTCGTGCAGCAAGAGTCGTCTTGCCAGCACGTGGCACACCAGCAATCAGGATCCGCATCGATCAGCCCAGCTTGTAGAGGCCGCCGCTCGTAGTGCCGAGCCCGACCACGTCAGAGAACGGATCACCTGGGTAGCCGTTTCCGCCGAAGTAGTCGGCATAGATCGGAACCCCAAGCACCGTGCTCAGGCGCGTGATCAGCATGCGACCTCGAGCAAGGGCGCCCGAGCCGTTCGACGCACCGGTGGTCGTGTTGTACCACTCGATCTCGTCGACCGCCTTGAGCGTGCCTTGCGCGGAGATCACAAGGCCGGCAGAAGCGAGCACGGCGTCAACCGCCGCGAGCTCAGTCAGAATCGAGACAACTAGCGCTTCGCCATCAGCATCGAGCGCTGTGAAGGTGCCCTCGAGCGCCGTATTGAGATATCGGTTGAGATTCGAATATCCCAAGTACTGGCGAATGGCAGTTGTCTGTGCACCAGTCAACGCCATGGGTTACCTCTTTCAGCGTCGTTGAGATCCCTGCTGCCTCTTGTCGTTGGTCGGCTCCGGCGGCGGCGCGGGAGGCGCGACGACGGCTGGTTCCGGCGCGGGAGGTTCCGGCACGGGAGGCTCAGGCGCTGGAGGCGCCTCCACGAACGGCTCGGCAAGGACGCCCATTTTGCCAATGGCATAGGCGAACATGTCGGGCACTTCGAAGACCTCGCCGGCCGGCACCGCGTACCGCTTTCCGCCGCATTCAAACGAGAGCGGGAGCGGTTGCCCGCCCTCGCTTACGGCGACATTCCGGAATTTCACGCAGCGACCTCGCGGAGCTGTGCCGTCGAGGCACCGTCCGCCATGTGCGCGTTGATCGCGGTCTTCGCCGCATTCAGGAACGTGTTCAACGACGTCTGATCGGTGGGCGTGGCCGTGAGCAGCGTGTTCGTCGAGTCCGCGGCGTAGTTCACCGAGGTGCTCGCGATGTGCGTTGCGTGCGAAGCCTTGATCAGGGTTGCTGCCGCGATCGCGGTGGTGAGATCGAGCGCGGCGCCGACCACTGGCAACGACGTCGCGTCCGCCACCTTATGGGCGAGCAGATCCGCGAAGTGGAAGCGGTAGACACCGATCAGGTAATTGCACAGGACCAGCGAGGTCGGCAGATCCGAGGCGTTGGCGACGGTGACTGTGACCTCACTCACCCCGAGGTGGAAGTGAGACCCGGCACCGATCTGAGCGATCAAGGCATTGTGTGCCGTGACAATCTCAGTGACACCGGGAAAAACACGGCGAATTAGGGTAGCCATGAATTCACCTCAGGCCGGGTTGACGTTCTTGCGAATGCCGCAGGAGTTCGGGCGATCGACCACGAGTTGCAGCGTGGTGTTGATCTGCGCGCGCTCAGAAGCACCGAGGGTGGCCAGCTTCTTGTAGCGCATACCCAGCATCACCTGACCGAAGCCGTCGTCAGCTTCGATGGTCTGCGGAGGAGCGTCCGGAACACCGACCGGCGGAAGATACTGGATCTTCACGTGGTTGGTGTTGAGGTAGTAGATCTGGTTCGCCGTCGCGTCCTTGTCCTTGACGAACAGGGTGCCGTCGACTTCGAGCGCCTGCCAACCGAAGTCGAGGCGGATTGCGCCACGAGCGGTTTGGACGACGTCGATCTGGCGACGGGTTGCGTCGAACAGGCCGCCGATCTTGTTGAACACTGCCGGCGAGCAGACCGCGAGATCCGGGTTCTCACCGCACGCGGTGTAGATCGTCGCAATGTCCGAGCGAATCAGCGCGAGCGTCGGCGCGGTCAACGAGCCCGGGTCGATCACGTTCGGCTGGAAGTAGGCGTTACCACCCGTCGACCGGTTGATGCCGGCGTACGTGTTGGTGGTGCTACCGATTGCCGCGTCGAGACCTGCAATCGTGGTACCGGTGCCTGCACCGGAGTACATCGCCGCGTTCAGCGTGGTTGCGAGCTTGGCAGTCGCATTGATGATGTTGTGGGCCCAGAGACGGCGGTTCTCCATCGGAGTGGAGCTGCTGCCGGCCGCGTCCGTCGCGAGATCCGAGAGGTGGACGTTCGCGCGGTAGAGACCCCAAGACAGCACGCCAGAAGCCTGGACGTCGCCGCCGAAGTTCACGGCATCCGCACCGTCAGAGTAGTTCTCTGCGGTCTGCCCATCAGCCTCGGGCGCGAAAGCCACGTTGAGACCTGCACCCGGAACGATCGGGAGCATCTTGAGCAAGACGGTACGGCGGTTGATCTGTCGAACGATGTCGCCGCGGTATTCTTGCGCGAGCGTGATGAGGGATAGCGTAGTTACTGTGTCGGCCATCTTGATGGACTCCAGTGAGGAACCGGGCGCACATGCGGGCGCAGGAGCGCGCCCGGTTCAGCGTCAGGTCAGGTGAGGTTCTTGAAATTCGATTCGAGCGCTGCTTCGCGCTCCATCGACCGACGAAGCTTTTCTTCTTCGCTGGTCGCAGGCTTGTCGTAGACGGGGATCCCGTTACGGGTGCTGGTCTGTCGACCAGGCGTTCCGCGCTTCGGATCTGGTGCACCACCCGCCGGTGCAGGCGCGAAGATCGCGCCCTCTTTGCTCTTCGCCCAGAAGAGCGCGCCGTCAGCGAGAGGCATCTGCGCGTCTTCGTCGAGACCGTTGATGGTGCGGCGCACCGTCAATTGCGGGCGACCGTCGTCATCGAACGTCACGCGCTTGTCGGCGAAGAAGAGCAGTCGCGCCGCTTGATCGAGCGCTTCGGGACGAACGTGCGGGCCGAGCGCGGCTCGCAGATCGTTGAACGCCTTGTCGTCGCGTGCCTTGCCCTCAGCTGCGATACGCGCAGTGCGCTCGCTCTCGAGCAGCTTGGTAGTTTCTTGCAACTTCGACTCGAACACTGCGAGTCGCGGATCCGGCTTTGGCTCGCCACCCGCTGGCTCCGCTGGCTGCGGGACTGCCGACTTGATGAGCGGCGCAAGCAGGTCGGGGAGGCCAGACTTGAAGCCGTCGAACAGCTTGCTGACTTCGCCCAGCGTTGCCTTGCGATTGCGCTCGACTGCGCCAGTAACCATCGCGGTGACCTCTTCTGAGGTCATGAACTTCGGTGTGTCGTTGGAGCCGCCACCGGCGCCACCTCCTCCGCCACCACCACCAGAACCGCCGTCTCCACCCTCTTCAGAACGCAGGATCGCACTACGATATAGAATCGCCATTGAGCACCTCATTCGCTCGCGCATGGCTGGCGCGGGCGGGTTCTACGAGCTGGGTTCAGCGGCTCGTCATCGCTGCTAGGCGAGGTTAGAGAAGCTCACGACGGACGCCTCGGGCGCCGTGAGTTGTCAGCAACGGGCTGTGTCAGCCGCCGCTAAAATTGTTGATAGGCCGACGCACTTCACTGCGCGGCGCTGGCTTGCCCTGCTGGGCTCGCATCGATGAATCTGCTGCCGCGGCTGACGCCTGCGCAGTATCGAGGGAGGCTTTCGCCATGGCATCCGAGTGAGCTTTCTGCTCGGCCTCGGCCTTCTCTTCTTCATCAAGCGACGCCTGGATCTCGCCCTTGATGGTCTCTTTCGTGGCCTGCTCAACGTCGGGTAGAAGGGCCTCAGCGAGGCGAGCCTTCATCTCGTAGTTGAACGTCTTGCTCGGGATACCGCCGGTCGTTTCGAGCTCGGCGAGGATCTCGGCCAGACCGCCAACGTCGATCGCAGCGAAGTCATCGAGGCCACCGATGGCCCAGCGATACTTGTCACCGCGAGCGCGACTGATGAGGTCGTAGGCGTACTCAAGCGTCTCTTTGACGATCCTCGAGTAGGCTAGAAGGATGATACGAGTGGCCTGCGCGTCAGCGAGTTTGCTCTCACCGCTCCGACCGACGGCAGCCGCGTTGTTGTCAACGCCGAGCGCCATCTGGTGAGCGATGCGGAAGATCTCGTCCTTGTGAGACTTGATCTCTTCAGCGATCGCATCGAACGGCGAGGTTGGCGGAGCCAGCCACGCGACGTCGTCCTTTTGACCAATGGTGATGCCGTAACCGGCACCCATGGTCTGGTTCGCCTTGTTGAAGGCCTCTGGATCCCCGACCTTCCAAACAGGCTGCGCGTAGCAAGTGCAGACCATGCCCCACGTCTGAGCGTTGCTCAGGCGAAAGTGAGCGAGCTGCGGCGTGCCGAGGCGGTTGGCAACCCAGAGGCCAACGGGCAACTCAAGAGCGATCAACGGAACAGCGCCGAAGCGGTGCGGTTGAGATCCAACGAGCGGCACCGACTCATCAGGCTTTGGCGGCTTGATGATCGGATACGTGATGGCGTAGGACTCCACGCGATCGGCGAGGAGGTAGTCCCAGGTCTCGGTGACCATCGAGCGATCGCCCGACAGCCCTGAGCGCTTCACCTTGGTGCTGTGGACAATCGCCCACTCAAGCGCACCAGCGTCGGTGTAGTCCCAGTCATAGACGTCTTCGTAGTCGACCGTCGAAAGCCAGCTGTCGCCGAGCTTGCGAGCTTGGAAGTCGGCCAAGTCGGCCGCCTCTTCGCCTTGGTCGTCTGCGTGGTGCAGCCGGAACCATGAGCGCTGAGTGACCATCGCCTCGGTGAGACGCCCCTTCAGGAAGGAGTCGATATCAGCGCCGTTGCGATCGCAGTCCTCTCGAAACTCGCCGTAGAAGTCGTCAGGCGAAGTGACGAGCGTGCCGGTGTCAGCGGAGTTCGCAGAGACAGTGGGCTTGCTCGTGAAGAGCATCGCCGCGAAGTAGTCGATGATCGGACCGATGTAGTTCCGATAGTGCGCCTCTCGCCGACGCAGCTCGTAGCGCCCATAGGGCTCAGCCGGACGCTGAGGCAAGAAGTGGGTGAGCTCGGCTTTGAACGCCTCGCCGCCCTCGTACAGCGCGCGCAGCCGATTGACCTCTCCGAGGCAAAGCGGATTGCGCTGATTGAGTTCGGCGTACGTAGGCATCAGTAGTTCGCGAGCCCCTCAGGGGCGGCGCCGTAACGAAAAACAGGCTTGGCGCGAACCGCCCAGCAGATGGCCTCAGCCATGACGAGGTCGTCGTGCTCTCCGCGTGCGGCCTCAGCCTTGCCGGAGTCATTCACAACGAACGTGCGCATCTGCCCCAGCACGTTTCGGTCCTTGCTCTTCCAGAGCCCGCTACGGTGCGCGTTCTCCAGAGCATCAAGCGTCGTTGGGCGCGTCACCGCGTTGGTGGGCCAGCCGAGCTTGTCGTCCTCGTGCTTGTAGATCTTCGGGTAACTGTGTTCGCGCTGTAGCGCTTGCAGCACGGCGTGCCCGTGATTGTTACGCTCGACCGCGATCTCAGCGACGTTGTATTGCCGCGCAAGCTTGACGGCAGCTTCAGCCAACTCC